GTGGGGCTCTCCTCCGAATATGCCAACCGGCCGAATACGTACTAGGAACCTTGCCACGACTGCATTATTGCAGACGGGGCTCGGCTATATCGGGAAACGCGAGGGTTTTACGGATAATATTATTAATTATCCCGCAACCAACGCTGTTATCCAGGTTAATAGTGAAGATGAGCACATAACAGACGATACCCAAAGGGCACCTTATCGTGTTGGGTCTTGTGATCACTACACCCGAAAGGTTGTACATCTCCCAGGACTCAATTACTATGAGGGTCATACCTATGAGGTATCTCCTCCTGTTAAGCACATCTACTCTGGAAACGATGCGTACTGGAAAGTTATCTTTAATGCTAGAGATAGCTGTTCCCGTATATCTGTTCACCAGGTTGTTCCTACGTTCCCGAGATCGGATAGAGATCTCCTCTTCGATGTGATAAATCAGTTCTACTCCTTTAATGAAGTAGACCTTCTTTTGAACGTCGCAGAAGCAGATCAAACTGTCCGGCTAATCAACCAGATAAAAGAAAATGGCAACCTTGAGGCTTCAAAGAGATTCTTCTCTTCGTCGCGCAAAAGGAAAGCTCAGATTCTCGCGTCTGGCCACTTAGCGTATTCATTCGGGATCGCGCCACTCGTTAATGATATGATGAACCTCCACTCTAGCCTTCGACAGCTAGACGAGAAGTTCAAGAAATATCGAGATATTATTGGAAAACCGCAAAGGTTCTCCGCTAATACCTCGGGGAGTTTATCCCTAACAACGGGTGACAAGAACGTGCTAAAAACAGACTGGATGTCACACAATCTCAAGGCTATTAAGGCTGAGAGACGTGTTGTCCTGTCTGGTATACATCGGTCCCCTTACTCCTCCCCATTCGCCCAGAAATTGGGCTATATGTGGGGGAAGTATGGGTCTCCAGGACCAGCTAGCTTCATCTGGGAACGGATTCCGTTCTCATTTGTCGTCGACTGGTTCGTGGATACTGGAGTAGTCCTGGGCAACCTTGACAACCTGGCAACAGGCTGTTATAAGGAAATCCAGCGGCTTTCCGGGAGCAATAGTATCGAGTACAGTATCGTATGTACTACCTCTAGAAATACTTCTAGCTGGATAGACGTCGTTCCTGTAATAGGTACTGTTGTCGGTTATCAACATGTTCGTCGATACACCAGACAACCGCTCCTTCAGCCCTATGGGCTGAACTGGAGTGGGCGCTTCGGAAAGAAGCAAATGGGTCTTGCGACCTCTTTGCTCACTCAAATTATTATGAGTGCGAAGCGTTAGTTAGTCGTTAGATCACATCCAAAAATACAATGGACGCAAACCTAACTATCAACAGCCTGTCGTTCGTTCAGAAGTTCTCTGACCGGGATGCTGGTTCTGTCCGTATGGAAACGTCTCGTGGTGTGAATCTCCCTGAGATTCTCACTATCAAGACGCAGCCGTACACCGACAGCAAAACCAAGATCCCTGGTCGTCGAACCATGGTACGTATCGATCGGTACGTGGCCGGAGATGCTGGTGATATCATCAGCGGTCTCGAGGCTCATGTCGTGTTGTCCGTCCCCGAAAGGGCTGAGATCGAAACAGCGGACGTGCAAGCTTGCATTGTCCGCCTCGGTACTCTCCTTATGGGAACTACGGTGACTGGTGGCTTGGATCTCAAGGATGAGATCTTCGTCAACCAGGAGCAGTAACAATACTGCCCTAATCACCATAGTAAAGACAACAGAAGTTAGGCAATAGTTATATAACCATGCACACATTGTTAAATATGTATGCTTGCCTGCTAGACGACATTCGTCATACTCTGAGGATCCCAATTGGGGCTCCCTTGTTGACTGATGAGTGGGTGCTTGTAGAGGCACCTAGACTAGACAAGAAAATACTTCGGTGGTTTGAAGATGGGGGCGAAAATCCCCCGATCCCAGAGTGGTTAACTCCTCTCTGGGACGCAGCTCTGGCAAGGCCAGATCTGTATCTGATCCACCTTAGGACTATCTTGAACTTCGCCTATAAGGCTGAATATGCGCCGACCCAACAACAGCTTCAGGAGGCGGAAGCCTCCTTTGTTGAAGTTGAGAGTGCCATCGAGGCTTGGGACATGTCGCAAGACGTGTCTTCTTGCCCTTTTTGGCGTTCTGTTCGTAGTCTTATCCATCGAGTCCTATCAAGGGCAACAATGGGTAAGTTTCTTGATTCAATTCCTAAACATGGTCCTGGGGCGGTTTTCCCTCCCCGTAAGCCATGGATGAAGAGTTGTTTCACCTCCGACTATGTTTCTATAAGGCAGTTCTATGCTTGGGATACAACATTTCAGGGCATCTTCCTAGATGCTCCGGATGAAGGCCCGTGCAATGAGCTGCCTGACATAGTCTGCCGTATGGTTGCTGTTCCAAAAGACTCCAGAGGGCCACGCCTAATATGCGTGCACCCTTCAGAGGCCATTTGGGTTCAGCAATCCCAACGGTTAGTTGTTGAACAGTGTATCTCTGAGTCACCTTTAACTCGCGGTTTCATCAATTTTGATGATCAGCTCGTTAATGGTAACTTGGCTATAGCTTCCTCTATAGATAAATCGTATTGCACGATTGACCTTAAGGAAGCTTCTGATCGCCTTTCCAACAAGTTGGTAAGTTACCTTCTCGGTAGCTTCTCCGACTTATTGGGCTGTGCGAGGGCTACACATTGTCAGCTACTTAGTGGACGAACGATCAGGCTCAGAAAATGGGCTCCAATGGGGAATTGTTTAACATTCCCTATTGAGAGTCTTATCTTCTGGGCCATAGCGTATATGTCTATATACACTCAATCGCGGCAACGCGCTAACGTGTATGTATTCGGAGATGATATCATCATCCCTTCTTCATCGTATGATTTGGTTATCCGTAGGCTTGTCAGTGCGGGACTTGTCCCAAACTTTGACAAGACCTTTCGGAAGGGTTCCTTTCGGGAATCCTGTGGTGTTGATGCCTATTCAGGCTTCTATATCACACCACTTCGTACGAAGGTGGGTAGATGTGTCTCCTATGCTGAGGCCGAGTCCCTCTGCAACCTTGCTCGTAGAGCTTGGAAGCTGGGGTACCGGTACCTTCCGTGTTCGATATACTCCATTGTCAGACAATTCCTCAACAAGCATGGTTACAGTTTGTACCCATGCAATGATGAGAATGCGTCTGGCATTTATGAATATAAGGATATAACCCTAGATCGTATGATCTCGGAATATTCTTATATTGATGGTGATGATCGAAGACCCAACATCCGTTGGAACTTCTTTCTTCACCGATTCGAGTGTCTCGTTCTCCAGCCCCATGCGCCTGTTAAGCGTATGGTGCATTCCAGGTGGAATGTGCTGGACGGTCTGTTGAACCTCTTGCGAGGTGAACTTACCGACGGACTCACGTATGCGAATCCTAGTCGCAGTCAGCCGAAACTAGGATGGATTGAGATTCGTTAGAATCTTTATGGGTTAACACCCCTGACTCAGG